AAAAGAACGTGAAGCTCTTGATACATATTATCAATATAGTGCTACTACTTCTAGTGATAAAGCACTTTTAAATTGGGATAAATATATGTATTATTTTGGTGATATATGTAGTAAATTTAATAAAGATGATTTACAACATATTAAAAACACTAATATAATGGCTCGTGATGCTAATAATGGTTTATTTGAAGTTTGGCATACTGTTTGGAGAGGTGAAATAAAAGAAGGTATTCTTACATATAGTAATGGAGCATTTGTTACAACAAGAATTGTTGATGAAACTTATCAGCTTAACCCTGCTGGTGGTGATATTAGTATTGAATGGGTGTGGCGTCCACAAGTTTATGAGAGCGTTAGAATTGGCTCTCGTGCTACAAGTATATATCCTTATAAGGCTCGTCCTATTGCTTACAATAGGAATGGTAAACTTCCTTATAATGGTATTGCAGAACTTCTTCCAGGTTTTGGAAGATTTAGTATTGTAGATACAGTTATTCCTTATCAAGTATTTCGTAATATAGTTTCTTATCATAGAGAAATGGCTATTGCTAAAAATAAGATGAATGTTCTTATGATTGCTAAATCTCTTCTTGGTAAAAAACCTGCTGAAACTATATATCGTATGGCTGCTGATGGTGTACTTTATATTGATGATGAAGATGATGCTAATTTAGTTAAAGCACAAAATGTTCGTTATCTTGAAAGTCGTATGAATAATTATATTACTGAACTTGGACAACTTATCCAAGAGATTGAACAGACTGCTAAAATGGAATGTGATATGACTCCGCAACGTTATGGCGAGATTGCTAATAGTGCTGGTAAAGGAGTTACTGATGAAGCAGTTATTCGTGGAAGTATGGGTTCTGTTATTATTGAATTTATATTTGATAAAATGAGAGAACGAGATTATCAAGCTGAAATGGATTATACTAAACTTGCTTGGATTGATGGTCTTAATACTTCTTATAAAACTAAAGATGGTGATATTAGATATTTAAGTCTTGATGTTAATAGTCATATATTTGCCAATTATATTGTTACTTGTAAAACTTCTGTTAAAGAACGCGAGAAACTTGAACAATATAAACAGCTTGCATTTAGTGCTGCTCAGAATGGTAATATGGATATGGCTAATGCTGCTATACGTGGAGATAATGTTGCTCAAATTAGTAAACTTATTGATAAGTATCAAAACATTCAACGTGAACATGAGCTTGATGTTGAACGTGTTTCTCAACAAACAGAACAACTTCGTCAAGAATTTGAACTTGCTAAGATTGATAGAAAAGCAGAACAAGATAGAGAAACTATTAGAGTTGAAAAATATCTTGATGGTCAGATTGAAGCTATGAAAGCAAATGCTAATATTATGAGTTTTGATAATGGTCTTAGTGATGCTGAAAAGAGTCAAGCTGAAGAACGTATGGAAAATGCTAGACTTAATATTGAACGTAGTAAACTTAGTCTAGATGCTCAAAAGACTTCAGTTGAAGCACAACTTAAAGAAAAAGAATTAGCTGTTAAACTTAAAGAAAGTGATGATAAAGTCAAGATTGCAAAAACGAATAAAAATCGTTATGATAGTAAAAGTAAATAATCGGCTGTACTTCTAAATTTTGTTCATAATAGGGCTGGACTTGCTTGTGAAAGTAGGTTCAGCCCATTTTCATTTTTCTTTACATCACATGAGCCATTTTAAGCTCATTCTAAGCACTTTATTCATTTCGTGATAGATTAATCATTATGATAAAATTTGATTCATACACGGCTTCTCTGAAAGCGACAGGATAGGTTATCAGTAATAAATATCCTAGTTAACAATAGTATGTTATTCGGCAAATCGGCTTAAAGGTGAACATATTTTAACGATACAAGTAAAACTCATATTATTATTATAGTTTATATTTGTGATATAGTAATTAATTAAAAACAAAGAATTATGCCTAGTTTTGATAGTTTTGGTTTTAATGGTGAAACATCTAATGGAGATGGAAAACCTACTGACGACATGACAGACCTTGATACAGGTAAAACAGGACAGTTAGATGCTGATGGTAATCCTATTGATGATATTACTAATAATGGTAATGGAGATGGGAATAGCGATTCTAATGCTAATAAAGATAACCAATCTTCATCCTCCACGGGGGGTAAGCCTAATGACAAAGCGAATGACGCTGATGCTGAACATGGTTTAGAAGAAGGTACTATTATCGAAGATGGAGATAATAAATATACTGTTGATAAAGACGGTAATCTTATTGACGATAAAGGTAATATCTTTAAAGCTAAAAATGAAGTTGCTGCTTATCTTAAAGAATTTGAAGTAGAAGATACTAAAGAAGAAAATACTATTGATGTTAAATCAATTCAAGAACTTGTAGGTGTTTCTGTTACTTCAGAAGATGGTAAACCAGTTGCTTTTGATAATACTCCTCAAGGGGTTGCAAGTTATATTCAATCCGTTATTGATTTAAAACGTGACGAATTTGCTCAAGCTGGTGTTAATAAATTATTTGAAGATTATCCTATTGTTGGTGATTTTCTTAATTATTATGTTGCAAATGGTAATTCATTTGAAGGCTTTGGTGAACTTCGAGATAGAAGCGGTATTGAAGTAGATGAAAATAATGTAAGTCAACAAGAAGCTATTGTTCGTGAGGCGTTTAAGGAATTTAATCGTCGTGGTAATGTTGATAAGTATATTCAATATCTTAAAGATAGTAATGAACTTTTCAATGTTGCTAAAGAAGAACTTGAAGCTCTTCAGAAAGCTGATAACGAAATGCGTGAAGCTAATGCTAAAGAAGCTATGCGAGTTAAAGCAGAAGAAGAGAAACAACTTGTGGAATTTTGGAATGGAGTTAAAGATTGTATTGATAAGCGACAGATTGCTGGTTATCGTATTCCCGAAACTGTTATTATTGAACGTAATGGTAAACAGATTTCTACTACTCCTGAAGATTTCTTCAATTATGTTTATCAAGTTGATGATAAAGGACTTTCTCGTTATGAAAATGATTTAATGAAGTTATCTCCTGCTGAAAGACGCGATGAAGAACTGCTTAAGGCTTGGCTTAAATATACAGGTAAAGGTTATGATAGTTTGATAGAAATGGCTGTTTCTGATAAAGAAGCTAAAAAGTTGAAACTTACTGCTAGTCAACGTAAATCTACAAAAGGAGCTATTAAAATAACTAAACCTGACAGTAAAAAAGATGCTCTGAAAGATGAGCGTTTTGGTTATTAACATAATAGTAAATTTGTAGATGAAAACATTACGTGTTATTGGACAAACTCGTTATGAAGATAGAGGTTATTCTAATGAAGAATCAATTGCTTATCTTCAACTTCAAAAGCCAGAAGAAATTAATAGTTTTCTGACTTATAATTATGGTATGGATGATGACCGTTTTCCTTTAAGTTTTATTACTGAAGGTCAAGGTAGTCGTGGTATTAAAGATGTTACTACTGTACAATGGACTTGGAAAACTATGGGTCGTATGAAGTTTACAGACTTTGTAACTTACTTTAATACTGCTGTTACTAAACCGGGTCAAAATGGTAGTGAATTTGAAGTTCATTTCTCTACTCATTGGTTTATTGAACAACATGGTCTTACTGCTCCCGATGGTGTTACTCAAGTTCGTATTCAGAAAGACTTAGGTGAATCTGCTTATGGTTATGCTTATCTTCTGAAACTTACTTCTCCCAATCCTGATGCTTATGTTGACCTTCAATGGTTGGCTAAAGGTATGTATTGGGCAATGAGTGCTCCTACTGTTTCTGAATCTTATTCTAAAGGTAATAGAAGCAATACTATGGGGCCTGCTGGAATGACTTCTCAACTTGAGTTTTATCGTTATTCTAAAGAAATAGCTGGTAATCTTGCTAATGTTGTTACTCAATATCAATTCCAAAATGATAATGGTGGTACTTCTAATCTTTGGATTAACGAAGAGATGCGACAGTTCAACTTGCACATGAGAGTAATGAACGAAGAACGTTTGTGGAAGTCTGAATATAACCGTTTACCTGATGGTACTATTCCTTTGAAAGACCATGATAATGGTAAACCTATTCCTCGTACTGCTGGTATGTTAGAAATTTGTCGTGAATCTAACTACGATACTTATGGTGAAGTTCTGACTCTTAACAAACTTGAACGTACAATCGGTGATGTTCTTGACCGTGATACTCAAGATGGCGATAAGAATGTAGCTCTTATGGGCGGTAAAGGATTTATTCGTGACTTTGAAATGGCTATTAGAACTGATGCTAAAGAAAACGGATTTATTACTCCTCTTGGTGAAAAGATGATTCAAGATAATGGTGATGGTCTTTCTTATGGACGTTACTTTAATAAGTATAAAACTCCAGATGGATATACTATTACTGTTATTCATAATGCTTATTTCGATAAGGGTACTGATGCTGAAGCTGCTAAGCAAAATGGTATGATTCATCCTACTACTGGCTTGCCTATTACTTCTCATCAAGCTGCTTTGATTGATATGAGTAATTATAAAGGTAATCAGAATGTTCGTATAGTACGTCAAAAAGGACAGGCTTATAAAGCTAAAGTTATTGAAGGTATGACTGATATTCCTGCTTGCTGGGGATTGCCTAATACTAATCATGCAGCTACTGAAATTGATATGGCTCGTTATGAAGTTAAAGGCTCTATTGGTTTGCAGGTAGATAACACTACTAAGATGTTCTTATTGAAATGTGTATTATAATCATTTAAAAGAAGCTATTTAAGATATGGATTTTAACAAAGTAAATGAAGCTAATAAAGCAGGAGAAAATACTCCTGCTGCTTCTAATATAAATACAGATAAACAGGTTATACCCCCCGTAGAGGATGGAGTAGATAAACAGCCTGCTAATACAGTAGGATTTAGAGATGAAAGTCTTGATGAACCTTATACTGAAAAACGAACTATTACTATTAATTTAGTTACTAATTATTCATTATATCGTAGAGTTAATGATAAAACATTACCTAAACGAATGGATAAGATTGGTAGTTGTGTTCGTAGTTCTCGTACTCTTTCTTCTAATAAAGGTGAGATTGAATCTTATTTTCCTGCTTTAATTGGTCTTGCTCCTAATAATGAAAACTTTATTTCACGGGTTAAGGCTTATCTTAATAATATTAGTGTTTCAGTTGATGAACTAGGTAAGACTTTTGATATTTCTTTCTTTTGGAATCGTAAACGAGATTATCTTCGTTTTAGAGCTGAAGAAGAAGCTATTGAAACTGCTTATATGAATAGTGACCGTAAAGGAGTTAAAGAACTTAGAGAAGCTCTTGAAGCTAAGATTACTAAGTTAAATCTTCTTGAAAGTGAAAAGTATAAATATGGTTATCCTATTGTTCTTGATGATTATCTAATTTATCGTCATTGTTTATTATATAAAGATGTAGCTAAAGATATTGCTCTTATTAATTCTGACCCATCTATTAGATTTTATTTTAAAGATGACCAAAGAGAAGCTGAGCGTCTTGCTAAACATCGTCAGGAAATTAATTCAGCTAAAGGCAATTATGTTAAACTTCTCACGAATAGTGATTTGTTTGATGCTGTATTTATTCAATACTGTGTTGCCAATAATATTAATATTCCTAACGGTATGGCTATGGATACTGTCGATAAACAATCACATCTTGATAAATTTAGTACAAATGAACCTGCTAAGTTTAATAAACTTTGCAATGATAAAGATATTACTATTAAATCTTTAATTGAGGTTCTTATTTCTCGTGGAGAATTTATCAGAGCAATTCATAATCAGAATATTACCACTCCTGATGGTGAGTTCATTGGTGCTAATGTTAAGGAAGCTGTTACATGGTTTAAGAATCCTACCAATAGTGCTCTTGTTAGTGCTTATAAAAATAAACTTAAAAACATTTGATTATGAACATTGGGGAGATGCACGTGACGTTCAGAGAACTGGCACAACAGATGGGTATGCAGACCGTTCGTGCTATTCTCATGGAAGATATAGATATTTGTCTTAATGCTGCTATAATTGAAAAAGCTAGAAATGTAATAGTAGAAAACGTCGGACCTGTTCCTTATAATGATAAGGTTGCTCGACAAAATGCTTCTATTAGTCCTGTTAATGCTCTTAGAACTTTATACACAGCGGGTACTGTTAACGGCAGAGATATTACAGGTGGTGGAACAGAAGTTGACCCTTATAAAATTAATATTGATAGCGACGGAATAATGCTATATACAGGCTTTCAAGTTAGTTATAATGGCAAGACAATTTATGATTGTAGAATTATTGAAGCTGAAGATTTAGGTCAAACGCTAAGAGATTTCTGTAATCGTGCTGCGAAAGATGCTCCTATAGTTACTATATTTGGAGATGAATCTGGTATCAATGTTGATATATATACTGGACGTAATAATACAGTTAAACCTCAATTAGTTAAATATCTTTATATCAAAGAACCTGCTAAAGTTAAATTTGATGAAGATAGAGAAGAAGATTGGGTTAATTGTGATTTACCTCCTTATTTACATATGGAAATAGTTATGCGTGCAGTACAGATTTATCTTGCTAGTATTGGTGCTACTTCTAATGGAGCTGATAAACAAAGTTAAACTCTAAATTAAATTAAAAATGAGACAGTTTTTGTTGGCGGGCAAAGTCGCTTATGGAGCAGACTTACCTCTTGCTGCTGGAGCGGTTGCTTTTACTTATCTTGCTGATGGCAAGGAAACTATTGACGCTGACGGTACTAAGATTACCGATAAGTTTTACATTAATCTTGGTCGTGAAGCAAATGGTCCAGTAGTTCTTCCAGCTTATAAGAAACATCTTACTTTTGTTAAAGGTGCTTATCAAGCTGCTACTACTTTCTCTGCTAATCTTACTATCGGAGATGTAAATGCTTATTCTGATTATTCTATTATGATTGTGAAGAAAGGATTAAAGTTCAATGAACGTAATCGTTGGACTGCTACCATTCATACTGGTCTTAATCCTACTGCTAATGATGTAGCAAAGAAATTAGCTAACCAAATTAATAATAATACTGTTGGACATGGCATTAAAGCATCTGTGGCTGATGCTAAAATCACTCTAACTGCTGAGTCTAAAGGTATTGATTATGAAATTCTTGGAGCTGATGAATTAGTTGGTATTAGTGTTACAGTTACAGCTACTGGTTTTCCTGCATATGGAGATGCGGCTTATATTACTGATTTGGCTAATAAAGCTGCTGCCGATGCTGGTATCGAATATACTTATCGAGATACTTATACTGAACTGTATCCTACATATCCGCTTAATCCTTTGAAACAACCTGATAGTGCAGATGCTGGATATACTATCTTTACTCTTCGTTTTGCTGTTCCACGTGAAATGAAAACTAGAGATGAAGTTGTTCATCAGATTGTACAAATAGCATTCCCAACTGGAGCTGCTGCTATTGCAACTGTTGAAACTATCCTTAAAGCTATTGCTACTGAAGAAAAAGCATAACCTATTACCCGACTCGATTAGGTAAATATTAGGTAATATTAATCGAATAGGGGCTATTGGTATTAGCATTAGTGTTGATACTGATAGTCCCTATTCTTGTATCTATAAAAATGGAATTAATTCAAAATGCCTTTGAACAAGGTATTGTTCCGGGTATTGTTATTGTTATTTATCTTATAATTAATAAGATAATTGATAATAACAAAAGAAATCCTTTAGATGATATTGCCAAACTTCTTAACATAGTTACTAGAGATATTATTGAAAAAGATAGAGAAAAATCTAAAGCTGTTATTTCTATTACTATGGTTAATGCAGCTTCGGAATGTGCAAAGTTTGTTGCTTCAACTATTATTACTAATAATGTTGATAATAATCGTGACCAAATAAAATATAACGCTAGACATTTAGTTAATAGTGTTTATTATGATGCTTATTCTAAACTTAATATGTATCGTGGTGATGAAGATTATCTTAGTCATTATATGAAAGAAGAATGGAAAGAAGATATTTATGGTGATATTATAAATATTGTCTATAATAAAAATCTTGATTCTAATCAACGTATTCTTGCGTTTAATAAACGTATTGATATTAGAGTTAATGATTATACTGCTTATATTATTAATAAAGCATTTAAATAAGATAGTATTATGATAAGAGGTTATATTAATAATCCAAAACAGCTATCGAAAGAGATGCAATTACGCATCGCAAGCATGGCTGAAAAACAGGTGAGAATAGCAGAATTAGGCTTCCCATTGAACGAAAAAAATTGGTGCAAACTAACACAAGGACAAATTTTAATTCAAGCACTAGAAGCCTTAGAATTGCTTTCTGATGAGCAACAAAAATCAATTATTAATTCATACAATAACTTGATGTTAGAATGAGTGAACAAATAGATGATAATTATGTTAATGGTGTCTATGTAAAAGCTGATGGAACTGAACAAGTTGAGATTAGTCCTCAATATGTTTATATGACTGTTCCTAGCAAATATGTTTGTGTTTATCATAAACTATTAGTTCTTATGGCACAATATGGACTTGATATGCTTAATGATTGTTCTGCTACTTGTAAAGGTAATAATAAAAATATTGTTACTTGTTGGAATATGTTTCAATCTGCTATGGCGGCATATCAACTTGGTCAAGACAAACTTGCTGAAACTCTTCTTAAATATATTAAAGGTCAACTTAATATTATTTATGAAGGTAGTGAACAAGTTCAGTATAGTGGTTCTATTACGCTTCCTGTTGATGAAGAAGGTAAAATTCATGCAATAGTTAGTTGTGGAGATGCTCCTAAATTTTATGTTGACCCTGAAACTGGTAAACTTTGGGAGAAGAAAGAAGAAGGTAAAGAATATAATGAAACTTATAGTCTTAGTGATGTTGATTATGATAATGAATAACATGAATGTATTCCATCCTCTACGGGGGGTCTACACTATGAATTTAGTAAACCTAGAGAACGTATGAAAACAATAGAAGAAGAACTTGGTAAAGTTAGCCTTACTTGTAATGGTCAATGGAATGATAGACCTTATGAAAGACTATGTATAGTTCATGACGGTTTCTATGCTAGCTATATATCTCGTAAAGCTGTTCCTGCTGGTATTCCTTTATCTAATGAAGAGTATTGGCAGCCTATTGCTAAACTTCGAGAAGATTTAGTTATTGATTATGAAACTTTCAAGAAAGAAATACTAGAACTTATTGCTGTTGTTCAAAGAGGTCTTAAAGCTGCTAGAATTGTAGTATCTACAATGGAAGATAGAGATGCTCTTACTTGGGAACAGATTGGAGTAGGTTGTGAAGTTTATGTTATTGAAACTAAAAAGAGTTATATTCTTGATGAAATAACTCCTGTTACTAATGCAAAGAAATGGCATCTTGAAGCTGATTCTGAAATTGGTTCTAAATTTGTAGAATCATTTAGTGGTATGTTTCCAAGAGCTATTGCAGAACGTGCAGTTGCTGATGAATTTGGTATTAATATTCAAGATAACTATCTTCGTCGTAATGTTGTAGTTAATTATATGGCACAAGTACTTAAACAGTATTTTGAAGATAATGCTGTTCAAATACTTGAAGGTCAGATTACTCCTGAAATGCTTAGTGAATCTGTTAAACAAATGTTTACTGCTTCACAGATTACTAATGCATCTGATGAAGAAGATTTGACAGTTGTTGATAATCTTCTTAAATTTGCAGATAAAGACTATAATACAAATGATTATAGCGGAAAGGCTCGTAAATATCTTCGTAAGAATATGATTAGTGGTGTTAATACTCTTACTCAAGATATGATTAACGAGCCTAATACTATTTATATACTTCAATATGATTATTGTTTAGCTGGACAAACTATTGAACTTCCAGATAATAGTATTATTCTTTGGAGAGGTGGTAGAATGTATGATGGTGCAGTTAAATTAAATCAATGTAGACTTCTTAGTAATTATCGTCAAGAAGATATGTTTGATAAAGAATCTATATCTCTTGATGGAAATTGGGCTGTTGGTCAAATACTTTATCATCCTCTTGATTTAGGTGAAGATAATAAACAAGTTGAAATTGTTGGTTGGGGTGGAGCTTATACTAATGATTTTTATTGGTTTTGGGATGGTGAAAAATGGGTAAGTATGGGTTTTGATTTATCTGTATATCTTACTCGTGCTGAATTTGAAGCTTTCTTAGAGAAGTTAAGAGAAGAGATGGAAAAGTTTTATGCTTGGCTTCTTGCAGAACTTAAAAAGATTAATGACCATCTTAAAATTCATGACCAACAAATATCTGAATTACAACAAGATATAACTGATATTAACACTAGAATTAATAATCTTATTACTGAATATAATGCTAAATTTGAAGATATTTATAATAAGATTGGAGATTTAAATAGTAATATAGAAGGTAGTATTAATAATCTTGAGCAATATATTAATAATAAGATTGAAGAAATTCTTAATAAAATAAACCAAAGTGGTAGTAATATCAGTAATGAGTATAAACAATATTTTGAAAGTAATTATGTATCAATGTTTAAAAATAAGATTAAAGCTGGTACTAATATTACTTTTGTTGAAAATGATGATGGTACTATTACTATTAATGCTGCTGGTGGAGGTTCTAGCGGTGGTGGACTAACCGAAGAAGAAGTAAGAAATATTGTTAATTCTATGCTTAATAATTATTATACTAAGCAAGAAATTAATGATATTATTGCAGGTCTTGGCGGTGGTGGTGGAACAGGCGGAGATGGTACTCATAATGTTATGTCTACAACTCAACTTGGTGAAGCTAGAACAGGTAAGTATCTTATTATGAATAAATTTGCAGAAAGTGAAACTAAACCTAGTAGACTTGATGTAGATTTTAATTCTCTTTATACTGATATTAAAAATAAATTAGTTGGAGAAGGATTTGGGCAAGGTGGTGGAAGTGGACAAGGTGGTGGAGTTGCTGCTAGTCAAATTCAAGCTTGGATTGCTGCCGTTGTTCCTATTGGTTCTATTATGCTTTGGGATACTTCAACTCCTCCTAATGGTTGGGAAGTTTATACCGCTGCACAAGGGCGTTTTGTTATGGGTTATATACCTAATGGTATTAATATTTATAATAATCCTAAACAAGGAAATCTTGATTGGAAAACTGTTCTTGAAAATATTAAAGATACATATGACCCTGCTGCTCCCGGTCGTAATGTAAGTGCATATACATTTTATATTGGTGGTACTGATTTGCCTTTACATCAACATGCTGTTGCTGTTGGTAAAACTAAATCCGGTGATAATAACCATCACGTTATAGCACCTAGTAACTGGAGATTTATATCAGGTGATTTAGATGGTGATATTAAAAATGGTTATCCTTATGGTACTGATAGAAATAGACTTGATAATCTTGGCATTAATCGTTCTACTAATTGGTATATGACTGGTCCAAATATTAGTAATAATGGTGAAATGACTTGGAGTCAAATAAGTGGTAATAGATGGACAGGTGATTATCTTGCTATTAATAAACTTATGCCTACTATTGCTTTACATTATATTAAACGTATTTCTAATCCGTGGTAATTATGGCTGAAGAAGAGAATGTTTTTGTTGGTACTAATTGTCAATCTTTTGACCCTAGTAAAGTTCAATGTGATAAAGAGGGCAATATGCCAATTCATATACTAGATAAGTATTGTGAAGAAAATGATACTAGATATAATATATATCCTTTAACTGTTATACAAGCTGTATTTGATGGTTTAACTGGTACTAGACTTGATAGAATACTTGCTGCTTGTAATAGTGTTTATTTAACTTGGGAAGGTACTTTTGCTAATACTGTTAATAAACTTGATAAAATTTATCGTCGTAAAGGATATATTATTACTTATCGTGATGCAACTAATATTAATTGGACACAACGATATAATAGTGATGATATTAGTGATGCTGCTTGGACTAATCCAGATAATTGGGAGGGATGGTCTTTTGATACTGTTATTAAAGATTTAGCAGAAGCACTTGAAGAGATATTTACTAATATAGGTGATTATAAAGACTTTCTTGATATTATTACTAGTTTTATTAATGATTTTGTTATTAATGTGTTTAATAATATTAATAATTATCCTAAACTAGTTGAAATTATTAAGAATAGTACAGTTGAAAGTTTGCCTATTATTATTAGAGATATATTTAATAATATTAATGAATATCCTGAGCTTAAAGAGATATTTAATCAATATATTAAACAATGGACTGAATCTATCTTTAATAATATTTCTTCTTATCCTGCTCTTAATCAGTTTATAACTAATGCTATTAATGCCCATGTAGAAACTACTATTGGTAATATATTTAATAATATTGATAATTATCCTGCTATTAAAAATCTTATTATTACTAATACTGTTAATAAAGTAGTTGATATATTTAAAAATATTGGTCAATATCCGGAATTACAGGAAGCTATTCAGAATAATATTAATGAACGAGTTGATTATATATTTAATAATATTAATAATTATCCTGAACTTATTGGTATTCTTTCTGATTTAGTTTGTAATTGTGTTAAGAATATATTTGCTAATATTAATAATTATCCAGCTCTTGTTACTTGTATTAATAATGCTGTAAATAGCAGAGTTGATTATATTTTTAATAATATTGATAGATTTCCTATTCTTAAGAATCTTATTGAAACTAAAGTAGAAGCTAGAGTTACTTATATATTTGAACATATTAATAATTTTACTGAACTACTTAATGTTATTAAAGGTAATATAGAAAATATCTTTGATAATATTGATAATCATCCTAATCTTAAAGTTGTTATTGAGAATAAGGTTGAATCTACAGTTGAACATATCCTTAGTAATATAGATAATTATCCTATTATTAAAGAGAAGATTATTCAATTCTGTAATGAAGCTATTGAAGCTAAACGTGGTGTAGCAAATGGTATTGCTAGTCTTGATGGAGATGGTAAAGTCCCAGCAAGTCAATTACCTAGTTATGTTGATGATGTTCTTGAAGGATATTTTATTGATGATACTCATTTTGCTGAAAAATATGTTGAAGATGCTCCTGTATATTATACTCCTGAAAAAGGTAAGATTTATGTTGATATAAGTGAAAGTATTAATTATAGTGGTAAGACCTATCGTTGGTCTGGAACTAAATATTCAGTTATATCTGAAACTTTAGCTTTAGGTGAAGTTACAGGTACTGCTTATGATGGTGGTAAAGGTAGAAAAACTACTGCGATAGTTAATAGTTTACCAAATACTGTTGTAGATACCATAGAATTTGGTCAAGCATACGCAGACTATGTACAATTAAAATATCATTATTATCGTAAAGAATTTGTAACTGACCAAGATGACCATTATACGGCACAATCTCATAAACATGTAGATATACCTATTGCTACTACTTCAGTAGCTGGGGTTATGTCTGCTGCTGATAAAGTTAAACTTGATGAAACTTTACCTAATCAAATTACTGAACTTAGTAATAATGTTTATACTAAAGAAGAAATTAATAATAAGTTTGATAATGTACCAACAGTAGAAAATACTTATACTAAAGCAGAAGTTGATAAAGCTATTGCTGATGCTATTAAAGCTTTAATTCCTGATGGTTATGAACTTGTTATTAAAAAGAAAACAACTTAATATTAATTATGGTGGTACTGAATAAGTGCCACCATTTAAAGTTTATAAAGTTATGCAAGATATTAATCAACAATTATATGAAAGAAAAGATACTCCTGAAGGATTTATTCCTGTTTATGGTGTAGTTGTTACTGTTCCTACTGGAATATATACTATTGGACAAAAAGAATTTACTTGCGATAAAACTTTTGATGAAGTAAAAGAAATACTGTTAAAAGGTGGAAGTATTATTGCTATTGATAATAACAATAGTAGAATTAATTTTGATAGAATTATTGTAGGCAGTAACGACATTAGTGCTACAATTACTTATTTTTCTAATGGTGGAATTAATAAAATCGATTTAAGTTGGGATAAAGGTATAGCTAGAGTTGGAGGTGAAGAAACAAAAAGTATTAATACTTTTGTAGCTATAAATAGTAATTCAATTATTAATAGATATAATATTGATACAATAATTAATAAAGTACTTGATAGTGTTGATGATTCAGAAGTATTAGCTGCTATAAATAATATATTTACTAATTTTGGTAATTTTGTTACTGCTATTTGTAATCCTAATTCTGTATTTTATAATGGTGCTGGAAATTTTAGTCTTAGATATAGTGGAAATGTAGTTGTAATAGTATGGACCGCAGATACATATATAGGGCATATTACTATTAACAATAAAGGTGCTTATACTTATAATACTATTCAAATAGTTGACCAAACTCTTTATAGATTATCTAATCTTACTATTGAACCAATAGTTAATCCTAAAATATGGGTTGGTACTGCTACTCAATATGCAGCTATTGCACAAAAAGATAACAATACTACTTATATAGTTAAATCAGACGCTTAAGTTATGGCTATATATCAAGGAGATATTGGAATACATGATATTAAACTTGGTAGTATAAATGTATTTGAAATATATCAAGGTTCTAAACTTGTTTATCCAGAGAATACTGAAATTACTATTACTTTTAAATTGAATGTTTCCGGAACTGTTACTATTAATGGTTATACTCCTGTTATAAGTGAAAACAATACTAAATTTGTATTTACTATTCCTATTAAAACTGATTATACTGCTAATATTACTGCTGAACATTATAAATCTCAAACTATTAGTGGTAATAGTGGTTATTTACCTATAACTCATAATGTAGAATTAGAATGGGAACAAAGATTTATTTCTTATACTGTTACTTTTCCTACTGATGGAGTTAAAGTTTTATTTGATGGAATAGAAAAAGGAGTTATAACTAATGGTAAGTTAGTTGTATTAATTGATGATACAGAAGCTAAAGATAGTTATACTGTTACATTTGAAGGTAGTAAAGCTAGTACATATGATACTAGTACATTAACAGTAGTTAATAGTAGTATAGCTAATACTGGTGGAAGTTATGATTTAAAACTTCCTACTAGTTCTGTTAAAAGTGGATATAAGAGAACTGACTATGCATCCTCCACGGGGAGTATAACCAAGGGTTCTACTTATGCTGGAACTTGGATTGAAACTGTTGTTAATCTTACTGCTAGCTTTACTAGTTCTACTACTTTAGGTAGTATAAGTAATAATGTATTAACTATACCTAATAATGAATCTACTAATACTAAAAATGGAACTTTAACTGTCGTATTTACTTTAGAAAATAAACAAACTAAAGAAGTTAGTGCTGCTTTAAATCAAGCTGCTGGAGCTAAAGTTTATACTAATTGGGTATTAGATTTACAAACTGATGGAACTAGTGTTGAAGCTAAAGGCGGTACTAGAACTATTACTGCTAATGTTGCCCGTAGAACTTATAAATGGAATAACACTGGTACTGTTTATAGTGAAACTGCTACTCCTACTCTTAGTATTAGTGGTAGTGCTAGTCTTAGTGGAAATCAAATAAAATTTACATCAAACGAGAGCGTTTCAGCCCGTTCAGCGATACTTACAGCTAGTTATGTAGGATTGTCCAAAACGGTTACGATAACGCAACAGGCAGGCGCAAAAGTGTATTCAGCGTGGTCTGCTTGGGCTGTTTCTATTTCGGCAAGCACGCAAACGATAGCTGCAAGCGGTGGTTCATCTACGATAACTACTAATGCTAGTCGTTCTCGTACTTGGACTTGGAACGGAGTTGGTACTACACATACTGATACAGAAACTGCTACACCTACACTTAGTGGTAGTGCTGGTGGATTTACTTTAAGTGGTAAAACTGTTACTGCTAATAACAATACTACAACAAATAGTCGTAGTATAACTATTACTGCTACTAGCAATAGTGTTTCTAAATCTATTACTATAACACAATCTGCTGGTACTAAAGTATATGGAAGTTGGTCTAGTTGGACTGTTAATATTAGTGCTGATAAAACTAGTATTGGAGCAACAGGTGGAACAGCTACTATATCAACTAGTGCTAGTAGAACTAGAAGTTATACATGGAATGGTGTTGCCGGTTCTGGTGGTACAGAAACTGGAAATGGAAGTCCTACATTAAGTAAAGTGAGTGGAGATGGTAATTGGACTAGTCCTAAAGTTACTTATGGAAATAATACTAGTACAAGTGGTAAATCAACTGTTATTCGTGCTACTATTGATTCAACTACTAAAGATATAACTATTAGCCAATCTGCTGGAGCTAAACAATATAGTGCTTGGTCTGCATGGACAGTTAATATTTCTAATAGTGGAAATGTTGCTCCTAGTGGAGGTAGTTCAAATATAACTACTTCTGCAAGTAGAACAAGAACTTGGACATGGAACGGAGTTAGCGGAAGTGGTGGAACTGAAACAGGAACTGGAACTCCTACTCTTAGTAAAATTAGTGGTGCTGGTTCTTTTGCTAGTAATAAAGTAACTTATGATAATAATACTTCTACAAGTGCTAGAAGTACAGTTATTAGAGCTACAATGGATTCTGTAACTAAAGATACTACTGTAACTCAAAATGCTGGTTCTAAAACTTATAGTAGTTGGGGAGCATGGTCTATTAGTTTAAGTGCTAATGTAACAACTATCGCTGCTGCTGGTGGAAATGCTACATTATCTACTTCTGCTACTAGAAGTCGTACTTGGCAATGGAATGGTACAGGAACAACTTATACTGAAAATGCTAGTGGCGCTCCTACATTAAGTAAAGTTAATGGTGATGCTTCTTTAAGTGGTTCTACTGTTAGTTATGGTAATAATACTTCTACTAGTTCCCGTAGTTCTGTATTTAGAGCAACAATAGATAGTGTAACTAAAGATATAACTATTAATCAATCTGCTGGTGCTAAAGTTTATGGAAGTTGGTCTAGTTGGTATGTATATTGTAATGCTAGTAGTTATACTGTTGCAGCATCAGGCGGTTCTGTTACTATTTATAGTAGTGCTTCAAGAGATATAACTTGGACTTGGAATGGTGTTGCAGGTTCTGGTGGTACTGAATCTGATAGTGCTACTCCTACTATTTCTGTTACAAGTGGTGTTGGAGTTTTAAGTGGTAATACTTTAACTTTTAGTAATAACACATCTCCTGATGCTAGAACAACTAGAGTTACTGCTAATTATAATGGAGTTACTGATTATTGTGATGTTATGCAATATGGCGGTAATAAAGTTACTGGAAGTTGGACATCTTGGCAAGTAACTATATCTGCTAGTCCTATGAATATTGCTGCTAGTGGTGGTAGTTCTACTATTACTTGTAGTGCTGTTCGTACTAGAAATTATACTTGGAACGGAGTGGGTACTACTTATACCGAAACTGAAAATGGTAGTCCAACTTTAAGTAAATCTGGAGATGGCACATTAAGTGGAACTACTAGCGGTAGTAAACTTACTTATGGTAATAGAACTACTACAACAAGTAGAAGTACAACTGTTACTGCTACTTATAATGGAGTTAGTAAATCAATTAATATTACACAATCTGCTGGTGCTAAGTCTTATGCTGCTAAAGTATATCATACTAAATATTATGGTACTAATCCTGATGGAAGTGGATTAGATTTTACAGGTTATCCTTATACTAATGAAATTGATACAGTTGCTGATGCTAATACTATATCTATAAGTGTTTATTATAGGTTATATACAACTCAACTTTGGACTTGGAATGGTGTTGCTGGTTCAGGCGGAACTGAATCTGTATATTATAATCCGGATTATGTAAATGTAACAAATAAAGTTAATTGTGATGTATCTGTTGCAAATGCTCTTGGTTATGCTAGTATGATTATAATAACATTCAAACTTTCTGCAAATAATTCTAATACTGCAAGAGAATATAAAATTGAATGGAATTGGCTAAATCATAATGTTATTACAAAAGGAACACAAAGAGCAAATCCTGTACGTGGTAGACTTGGTATTAGAAATGATTATTTTACTAGTCAAAATGTTGCTTTACCTATTTATTTAGATAGTGAAAATGTAGATTCATTATATAAAGGAAAAGCAAGTTATAATGATATTAAGAAAACTCCTATTGGCGTTTATGTATATATTCCTACTGATATTGCTATAATGAAAGCAGGTAAATTACAATTTTGGTTTGAAGATAAAAATGGAAGTAATAATAAATACACTTGTACTTTAAGTAATGTAAGCACACCTTTAAATAATGTTTCTGTATCTAATAGTAATAATATTATTAGTGTTACTGCTAATACAACTACTCCTTCATTTACTATATTATGTCAATTTACTATGACTTCTAATAGTACATTGTTTAATGTAAGAGTTTTAATTGAACCATGATAAGAATACTATTTAATATAACAATATTATTAATGCTTATATTGTTTATTTACTCATTAAAGTTATTTAAATTAATCACATAATTATGAACAATAAACAACTATATGAAAAACTAGGTCAGAATAGTTATGATAAAGTATTTCCTATTACTTATCTTCAAAATATTCTTGACAAAGATACAAATAATGATTTAACTGTTGTTCTTTCTAGGTTTAATCATTTATGGATTCCATATCAAGGAACTAGAGTTAATACTCGTAAAGCTGTTCCTGCTATTTTTAGACGTAATAGTCTTACTATTAGTTATTATGATGCTGAACATAATCTTTCTGTAACTGAAAGTTATATAGGTAGTAATCTTCAAGCTGGAGTTGAAACTAGTTGGGTTTCTGATGATAATTGGACAAAAATTCTTAGTGAGAAGTATCTTGAAGAAAGTGGAGCTAAAATTCCAATTGCTGATGGAACTATTGATTGGGATATGCTTAATGAAGCTCTTAAACAAATGATTGCAGGAAATGGTAAAGTTAATATTATTAATTATCCCGATGAAGAAGATATTACTATAAGATTAAGTCCGGGTTGTTGTAATATTAATCGTCTTAGTTTTAAAGATAGACCTTATGAGCCTGAATATAAAAGTGGTAAAGGATATAAAATAATTCGCAAGGTCTTACTCCCCGTGGAGGATGATGCTAGTAATGCAGAACAGCTTTTATTTGATGGTTTTCTTGATGATACTTATTGTGAACAATATGGTCAAATAATTCTTAATACTAATAAGTATGAAGTTATTAGAACAGATTTAAGTAATACTGCTGGTATTTATTATGATACATATCATAAATTATTTGTTCTTAGAGTTAAGACTGTTCATGATGGAGTTGGATTTTATAATTATTATACTAGATGGGTTATTGTAGAACCTACTGATAGAGTTCATCCTCTACGGGGGGTCAACACTCCTGTTTATGGAAATAGTGAAGATTATAATATTTATAATACTTGTCTTTCTGATGAACGTCCAAGACTTGGTATTATATACGTTAATTCAGTAGATAATATTAAATATTATTTTAATGAAGAAAATCTAGTTCAAGTTAAGAATAATATTTATCTTAATTATAAAGCTGTTCTTACTCAAGATATGGTTAACGAAGAAAATACTCGTTATATTATTCGTTATGCTTTTGATTTAAGTGGTAAAACTATTACAATGCCTGTTGGTTGTGAACTTGTATTTGAAGGTGGTATTATTGAAAATGGTACCATTGATTTAAATAAATGTAAACTTACAGGTATGGTAGGTCAAGAATCTGAATATCTTCCTAATGTAACTTGTAGTAATTGGGCTGTTGGTCAAATTGAATATCGTGGTGGAAAGATTTGTTATTGGAATGGTAATGAATGGAGAGTAATGGGGGATACTTCTTCGTTTGATAGTTATACTAAACAAGAAATTAATAACTTACTTAAAAATTATTATACTAAATCTGAAACTTATAATAAAGAAGAAGTTAATAATTTGCTTAATGGATATGTTACTAATGATACATTTAATAACTTTAAAAAAGAAATAAATCAAACTATTACTAATAGTGTTAATCTTGACAAGATTCAAAAAGCTATTAATGATGGATGTGGAGTTAATATGACTATGCCTAGTGCGAATAGTAATAAACTTAGTCTTCCAATTTGGACAGGAACTGCTACCCAATATGCAACTATTACCCCAGTTGCTGGAATGACTTATAATATTATTGATGAATAATGAGTTTAACTCTTGGACGTCAAGGAGGAATTGCTCAACCTCTTAAGAAACGGACAGTAGGTCAAATTAATATTGCTCATGTTTATGATGGTGCTAATCATATTTGGCCTACTTCTGTTATTCATTTTAGTGATTTTACTAGTGTCCAACTTAGATATATTTGGGGTAGTGATGATGGTCGAGATTTGGATACTAAATCATATTATGTTAATTCGCCTATTGATAACTTAAATTATGTAGCTGTTGGTTGGTCTTGGAATTTAAGCCAAATTCCTTACCTATATTGGGGTGGTGATAATACTGACTCAGGTGCTGAATGTGTTATGTTTAATATTGAATCTATGATTGACCTTGAAGATAAAATGCCTGATATAATGAAAATGAATCTTTGTGCTAATTGGTTTGGAAGTTTAAGTAGAGGTCATGTTACTGTTGAATGTACTGCTTATAAAGGTGGAGTTATTGTTTATGCTTGGCAATTAAATAATCATGAAATTGATGTTGATAATAGAGGAATGTTTATTTTTCCTTTGGCTGATGGAACTATTAATATGCCTGATGGACATGGTGGCTATAAAGAATGTTGGTATGGTGAAGTTATTAAAAGAGTTGCTAAATCTAATAATGAAGTAAAATATTTTAGAATTAATCCTGTTAATGATAAAACTATTGGTTTAGATAATATTAAAATAATTCGTCATGGTGGTGGTTATATTCATCGTGATGGTTATTGTTGGTATGAAAATCAACCTAATGATAAATATAAAGTTTGGAATAATCAAGTTAATACAACTGGTACTCCTTTAACTCTTGATAAACCAACTCTTAATATAACTAGTGATGATAATTATAGTTATGAATATCATACAGTTTTATTAAATGAAGATAATACTGTTTATAATGATAATTATACTGATAACTATAAATTTAGATTTGGTTTTGTTGCAGGTAATTCTGAATTTAGAGGACAACAAACTATTCAATGTTATGTTGATACACAAGATGGCAAAGCTGATGATGGTAAGACTTCAATAGGTGAAATAAAATATACTAAACTTAACAAAATTGGTGAATTGACAATATATAGTCCTATTGAAAGTTAAAATAATGTTAATGACCAAACAAAGATAACGGTTTAAGTGCTATAGATTATGTAGTTCAAACTACAAGTATTAATCTATTTTTTTAACTTAAACCTTTTTTTTTATTTATCTAAATTTTAGTATGGACAAATTTATTGATGTAATTGTAGATGGTATCCTTAGTAATTTTGACTTTGGATTTATGTTTATTGTTAATGTTCTAACTTATATTATTATTAAAGTTATTGATTACTTTAATGGTGATAATAAAGTTCCTACTTGGCAAAAACGATGTGTATTAGTAATAAGTATTGCTACTATGGCTGGTATTTATATTGCTGCTGGATATGATAATACTATTATGCTTGTTAATAGTGCTGTACTTGCTCCTGTGTTTTGGAGTTGGGTTGTTAGTCCTATTCTAAAGAAACTTGGAGTTGGCTATAAAGATATTGATAATACTATTGGTTAAGATTGTATGAGATTGATTGGCTAGGTTTGACTGACTAATTCAAGCCTGCTCCATCCTCTATGGGGAGTATAGCTTGCCAAATTTGGCTAGTTTTAAACCTAGCTGATTAACTATACACGATTGAATAAAAGTCTTACTATAAGCCTAAAAAGTGGCTCTATTGATGTACATAAATATTTACAATATTAAATTTCAAAATAGTAAAGTTATGAGAGTTATTAAGACTAAACATTTTCCTTTTAATGGTTATAAAGCTATTAATATTTTTGGTATTATATTTACTAAAGGAGAATTAAGTAATAAAGAACTTAATCATGAAGCTATTCATACAGAACAAATGAAAGAGATGTTATATATCTTTTTCTATATATGGTATGGTATTGAATATCTTATTATAAGACTATTTCATATTAAACAACATGATGCTTATAAAGATGTAAGTTTTGAAGAAGAAGCTCATATTAATGATGATAATCTTAATTATATTAGTAAACGTAAACATTATACTTGGACTAAATATCTAGGTATTAATAGTTCTAAAACTGCTTAATTAAAAAAATGTTAATAATATTGTTAAACTACTTGTTATTAATAATATAATTTATATTTGTAACAAACTAAATTCTAAAGATATGGAAGATGATAAAAGAGTTAATTATAAGTTAGATGCTATTAATAAACTTATTAATAATCTTAAACTTAGTATTTCTGGTAATAAAGAACATGATGAGCTTGGAGAAAATAATGTTATAGTTAATCTTGATGAGATTAGTCAAAAGATTACTGAATTACATGAAATGGTTAAAGCTGAATTTGATGAGTTTGAAAATCAACATAAAAGTGAATCAGATGAAACTCAAACTCTTCTTAATAGTCGTTTTGATAAAGTTGATGCTAAATTAGATAGTATTAAATCTGCTATTGATAGTATGAAAACTACTATTAGTGGTAAACTTGATACTGTTAATTCTACTATTAATAAAGCAAATACAGATATAGTTGCTGCGATTAATGCTATGAAAGCTAGTAATGATACTAAGAACGATGCTATAATTGCTGCTCTTCAAGGACTTGTAACTAAAGTTAATCAAAATACTAATAATATTAATTCTCTTAACGGTCGAGTTGATGCTCTAGAACAAGCTTAACATGAATTTTAATTTAGTAGAGATGTATAATGGCTTGTAAGATTTAATAAGCATATACTAAATGAACTTGCAGAAGGACTTAAACATTTACCTAATTTGGATGGAGTATCTAAAGGAGATAGTTTAATTATTAATGAACAAGGTAATCCAGCTTGGGGTTCTGCTGCATTTATTCCTACTTTTGAAAATGCTGCTTATGGTATTGAATGAACTAAAGATGACAATGATATAATCAGAATTGGTAATGCTAAATTTCATAGAGAACTTCCTATTCAAAATAGACTTAAAGGTTGTGTCTATAATGAAAAGAAAATCAGTTATTTCCTTAATCCTACAGGTTGGGCTAAACCTCTTGAAAATGGTTTTGTTCCTCCTCTTGATGGAAGTGATGGTTTTTTACTACGGTTAAGCTTGATTAAATAAGTTCACGTGAAACTGTTGCTAAGAGTAGTTGGTTAATTAATTTGTTTTCTGTTTTTGTATTTCTTGATACTACTCCTGCAACAGTTTATTATAACATTAAATATAATAAACTTAAAACATAATATATTATGACTAAAGATAAACTTAAAGATGATATTATTAGAACTATATGCTGTTTAAATAGCGATATATCTAATAAAGATAGAAAATTATTAATTGAATTATTAAATTCTATTGTTGATTATACTAATAATACTGAACTTGAACAAGATGTTAAAGTTATAACACAAAAACATAATGAATTAGTTGAAACAGTTAATGAACTTAAAACTAAAGTTGAAACATATTCTAATAAGATTAATGAACTTGAACAAAGAGTTCATCAATTAGAAAACGCAAGTCAATCTTAACATGGCTAGTCTTAATCAATTAGTTAGTGAATTTGCTCATGCTGTTGGCAATCCTAATAGTATTCCTCTTAGACGTAATCTTCGATATGCTATTCTTCATGGTCGTAATGAACTAATTCGTAAAAGTTATGAAAATCATAAATATGTTGATAAAGGTTTGCAACAACGTATTCGTGTTTCTATTATTAATGTTCCTGATGGTGACTTATATAATAGTCAAACTCTTGGGCTTCCTGCAATTAAACGTACTAAACAAGAAGTTCCAAAGCCAGTTAGACTTATTAATAACTTACCTTTCCAATCAATTAGAACTACCGGACATACTGGGATAGAAATACCATTTGCAAAAGAAGCTAGTGCTAAGTTTTATCATTATCTTGCAGGTATGTGTAATCTTCCTGTTTATGATTATATTAATGGTTATATTTATTTCTTTAGTAATAATAAAGATTGGTTTCAAAATATAGGTTCTATTATTATTGAATCTCCATTTGAAATTCCTTATCTTGTTCCTACAGAAGTTGTAGAAAAAGCTAAAGATGTAAATTATGACCCTATTGATGATGAAGCTAAATACGATGATGATGAATTTCTTATTCCTGAAGATATGATTGGAGCTCTTAAAGAGATTGTATTTAAACGTAATCTTATTGAAGTTCCTCGTCAAACAAATGAAACTCCTATTGATAATTTTGTAACTAGATAAATTATGATTAAAGATATAGATATTAGTCATTATTATAAAAAGTTTATTGAAACTTCTAATGACGATATGGCAAAATATAATAAAGAACTTGAACTTATAAATAAGATGAAAGCTGATTGTCGTGCTTATATTAAAAGTAAAAATCAAGTTATTAAAGATGATTTAAAAATTAATCTTAATGAATATGGGTTTCAATTTCTTAATGATAATGTTGAATTAATTAATAAGTTAGAGCAATTAATTAATAATCGACTTAGTTATACAGTTGGAGAAAGACGTATTGTTCTTCTCCAACTTTTGCGTTATTGTAACTTAGCTAAAAAAGCAAACGATTATATTATTGCTCTTAAACTTGCTACAAGACGTTCTGAATTAAGTCTTTCTGATTATAAAAAGTACATTCATAGGTATTATAGTTATGGTGTTCATAAATGTGTTCTTGAAGGCTATGCTTATCATTTTAAATATGAAATTGGTGATTTAGTTATTAATTTCTGGAGATATAGAGATAAACCTAGAGATACTTATGTTGATTGGAACGCTACTAGACTTAAAAAACAAGAAATTATTGATGCTGGTCTTAAACCTTATGATAAAGAAGAAGCAGAGATATATAAAATTCGTGGACTTAAGTATGATGGTATTCCTTATGTAGTTTATAAAACTAATAAAGAGTTTTATGAAATACAACTTATTAATAACGGAACTCATAGTTATAGTGCTATTAAATTTAAGTATGCTAATTATATTAATAGAGAACTTAGAGGTAAAGATGCTAAACAACTTAATTCTGAATGTAAAACTGTTGATGATATTTTTAATCTTAAATTAGGATTAAGAAGTAAACTTCTTGTTTATCTTGAACGAGAACCTAATGCTCCATTTAAATATATTAGAAATGTTAATCAACAAAAGTATGAACGTGGAGCACATAATAATGGTAATAAAACTAGATATAGTAATAAATAAAGTAATGTAGTTGGACGTTCCGCTTCGCTCCACTCAACTCCCCGTGGAGGATGGAGATACATCTTGAACTAATTCTAGCTAATACTAATCATACTCATCCTCCACGGGGAGTATCCACTAATGATTTTGCTAATCTTTTTAATGCTGAACTTATTAATATTGCTATTGTATGTATATATATAAGATAGGGTTAACATTTATTAATCGCTGATAATCAATAAGTTAGAAGAAAAAATAAAAAAAAGTTACGCCACCCATGGCGTGTTTAACACTTATTTTAACTAAAATATCGCCACCGGAGGTCGAATTTTCGTTATATTGATAAAGTTGTTAATCATTAAACAAATAAAGTTATGCCTGAATTTAATTTTAAAAGTCCTGTTGTTACTCGTAAAGTTCGTGAAACTGAACTTATTCTTGAAGAAGTAATTCCTAGCCCATTTTTTGTTGAAAAAGAACTTAAAGATATTAATATTGTTGAAGCTGAAGCTTCTAGAATAAAGATTATTCAAAGTTTTTATGAACGTAGAGGATATGCTCAAATAAGTACCGACTTATTAAATTATATTACTAATAACGCAAAAAGCGTAGTTATTGTTAAACTGATTTGTTATATTGCTAAAACTATTAAGTTTAATTCTAATAAAATTATACTTAAAGAAAATGATGAAACTAAGAAGATTTGTTCATTTATTCATCTTCATAGATATATTAAAGAACTTGAAGCGAATAATATAATTCGTAGAACTACTAAACAATCTGTTTATGTTGTTAATCATGAAATGATATTTAAAGGTAGTTATTCTGATTTTATTAAAGTTTATCTTGACATATATAAAGAAGTTGGTATTATGCTTGATGCTGATGGTAGAGTTATTCTTGATAAATCTATAAATTATGGCAAATAATAAAACAATTACAATAGAGCATATCATTGCTAAACTTGATAATGATTTCAATCCTGATGGAAGTGATTGGATTCCTAGAGTTCCTGCTTGGTGTGTTGATGCTATGAATGAACTTAAAGTTCTTCGTAAAGTTGATAAGAAAATGAAACTAACCGTCATTAATAAGATAGCCAAAAGTAAATGTTGTCTTATTGATGACGGTCTTAAAGTTTATGATAGTAACGGTTGTGAAGTACCTAAAGCTGATAATAGTAGATATAATTGTAGTGATAATAATTCAATTCCATCCTCTACGGGGGGTCAAGCGGAGGACGAAAGTCCGGAGCGTGCTACTAATAAAGACTATCTTGGTATGCCCGATGATTGTTGCCCTAATGGTTCTAGAACTAGAGAAGTCATTGATACTGGTAAAGTAGGATGTAATCCTGTTGTTTATACAGTTCATAATAATACTGAATGTCCAAGATGTCAGCATGAAGTTCATTCTCATTGTCAGACCCCCCGTGGAGGATATGATAAGTCAAATCATAATTATATTCTTATTGGAGGTAATACTATTGAACTTAATTTTAATGATACTTGTATAACAGTTGTTTATAAAGATATTGAAACTCAATATAGTGATAATTATCATTGTGAGATTCCTGTTATACCTGCTAACGGTAAATTAATTCAAGGTCTTACTTATTATTGTATGGCTCGTATGCTTATGAGAGGATATAAACATCCTGTGTTTAATCTTTCTGCTAGTCAATATGGAACTAATCCTTTCTATCTATGGGAAAGTATGAAGAAAGATATTAAGACTAGTATTTTATTAGATGAACAAAGTGATGATGATAGTGGTTGGAATGAGTTCTTTTATAACTTTACTTTTCCTAAATAATTATGAATATACAAAAGAAACTTAGTCTTAATAAACATCCGGGTGATTGTGTACCTTATTCATTAGTTGCTGCTAAGAACGTTAAAGTAAGTAATGATGATAGGATGATTATTAATGAAGAAGGACTTGAAGATTGTAGCATAATTGCTAATAGTATTCATGAAGACGGTATTAATAATTTTAAAATAGTTGGTGTTATTCCTACTAGTACTGAACTTATTTTATTTGTTATTAATATAGATAATAATGAATCTTATATTTATAGATATAATGAAGAATCTTCTAGTTGTTATAGAGTAAATAGTAATTGGAAATATAATGGTGGTAAGATTAAAGGAACATATACATATAATGTTAAAAATCATCTTATAATTGCTGTTGCTGAAAGCGATGCCTCTATTGATGTTCCTCTTAAAACTATTAATATTGATTTAGATTCTGGAAGTCCTGATACTGAAATGTCTATTATTCCTCAAGTAACTTTACCCACAGTTAGCAATTTAAATTATGTTAGTGGAGCTGCTTATAAAGGATTTTATTTTATGTTTATTAGATATAAAATAGATAAGACTAATTATACTAAATGGTATAGTATTGGATTTCCTATTTTTAATGATGTTATAATTCCACAAGTTATTAATAAAGTTTGTTTTCGTAAAGAGTTTGTTTATAATCCTAAAGATGACCCTAATGGATATTGCTATGGAAATAGTGATTCTTTTAGTGATTCTAAAGATATATGTAATCAAACTTTTGAAGTAAGTATTACTGGTGGTCGTTCAGGACTTTATCAATTAGGACTTATTATATGTAAAAAAGATAGTACGCAAGCTTTTAGAACTGATGATTTAAATAGTAATATTTTTAAGTTTAGTAGAGATGTACTTGTGGAATATAATATAGCAGATTTAACTACTGATTATTATAATTATTATAATGTTGGTAACATTATTAATTATAAAAATAGAGTATATATTGCTAATTATGATGAAAAAAGTGATAATGATAATAGAACTTTGAGTGATGGTAAAACATTAGAAGAATCTGTTAATGATATTGTTATTAAACTTAGAAATAAATCTGTTAATGCTTATTATAACAGTTATAATGTTGTACATGCAGTTAGTGAAAAAGGACCTTATTTTAAAATGGCTAGTCTTGGATTTACTGGAACTGTAGATTATGAAATAGCTGATTATACTAAACTATTTAATAATAATCAATATCCTTTTCGTACTTTTAAAACTTTTCTTAATGAAACTGTTATTCAAGGTATTGCTGCTCATGAATATTTAAAAGTTAATTATAATACTGTAATAAAAGTAGGTAGTAAAGGCAGTCATAATCTTAAAGAATATCTTGCTTGTCATTGTTTTATTATTCCTACAAGTTATAAATATGAAAATAATCAATCTGTTTATACTTTACCTAGTACAGTTAAAATAGCTTGTTATGTTTATAATGGAACTGGATTTACAGAAGATGCTGTATTTACTAGTGGACAAGTATTATTTGGAGATACTATATTTGATATTGATAATTGTAAAATGAGAATTACTCATTCTATTATTGAGCCTAGTTATGATTTTAATGAACGTAAGAAAAATGATACTCTTATTCCTGGAGAAGTATATAATTTCTTTATTCATTTTGTTGATAAGTATGGTGATGCTAGTAGAGGATATAAATTATCTAATAAAGATAAATATATAAATGATGTTATAAATGATAATTCTCATTGTACTATAATAACTGTTGATTGGATTAATGGTACTGCTGGTACTATTCCTTATTGGGTTGTAATTAGTGGAACTATTCCAATATCTAGTATTAGTTCTAATGTTAAACAATATATTGCTGATAGTAAAATTGTAGTTTATACTGCTGAACCTATTAATAATCCTTTAACTAATATTTTACTTAATAGTGCTGGCGAATTAGAAGCAACTAATAGAGATGATTTATATACTCTTATTTCTAATTATTTTATAGACTATCAAGATAAAGATAAATATAATGATTTATATGTTTATCAAGTTATAAATAGTGGTAGCTATACTCCAACTAGTAATCAAATTATTTATGGCAATTATGATAATGAAGCTAAATTTGGTTATTATGAAAATATTAATGGTGATGAACTATTTAGAATACCAGATTTAATATTTAAGTCTGAATCTATTGGTGGAGAACATACTAGAGGTTTTGTATATAATATGAATGATACCTTTAATAAGTTCTATATTAATGTTAATATTGATAATAATCTTTGGAATAAAATAAAAGAATTAGGTTATGTTGGTTGGTTTGTTAGTTATGAAAAAGTAGAACCTATTACTAGATATACAGGATTATTAACTAGAAAAGATTTTGCTAATATAGCTAGTAATGTTACATGGCAAGAATCTAATTATGCTGCTAAGCCAGGTTTTGTTTCTAATAATTATACTAGTGATAAATGTTATCTATATAGTGGTAGATTTGACATTGATGATACTATTAAATATGATTTTAATATAATTCGTATTGATGGTAAATGTACATTTGAACCATTTAGAGAAAAATCTGATGTTGTTGATATGGTTGTTAATACTACTTATCCATATAGTTATAATATGCCTGTTATAGGAGTAATAAGTAGAAATATATATAAACCTATTAATAATTATAAATTAGTAGTAGCTGATAGTATCGCAGATGATAGAGCTGGAAAAGGTACAGCATTAGAAATGGATGATTATAAAGAACTTTCTTTAGATGCTGAAACTATGTTTCTTGCTACTGTTCTTAATTGTACTAGAAACATTTATATTAATAAAGAAAAAGAACTTATAAGACTTAATGATGTTCGTTATTCTAGTGGAACATATTCTATTGAACATGGATATAATGGTAGAATGACATATGATGGAGTATTAGTATATAATGATAATAGAGTTATTATGAATGAAGGAGATTATAGATTATATTCACCTGATAATACTCCTTATTATTATATTGATGGTACACATCCTTGTTGGTTTGATAAACCTTTTGTTGAATATATTCAATTTCCTCTTTATAGCGATAAGTTCTTTGAAAGTAAATGTTTTAATAATGAACCTAGTAAAATAGCATTTAGTATTAAAGAAGAAACTGATACAAAAAGTGTTGCATTTGGTACGTTTGTAGAACCTAAAAATAGTGTTGATTTATTTAAAGACCCTATTGGTAATGTTGACCAATTTGTTCCTAAGTTATTAACTCAATATCGTAATGATATTATTAATATTACTCGTTTTGATAAAACTATAAGACGTAGTAATATTATTCAAGATGAAAGTGAAGTTAATGCTTGGAGAGTATTTCCTATTGAAGGTTATAAAAATATTACTGAAAATAAAGGAATAATTACTAATCTTGTTGGTATTGGATATTATCTATTAGTACATACTCAACATAGTATGTTTATGTTTGATATCAGTGCTGCACTTAAAACTAGAGATGAAAATGTACAACTTTATCAACCCGATGCTTTTGAAGTTGATTATAAAGAAGTTTTTACTAGTGATAAAGGATATGGTGGATTGCAAGATGATTTAGCATATATAGTTGGAGAATTTGGTTATATATTCTATAATGACGATTTTCATACTCTTTATCAATTTGATGATGGACAACTTAAATTAATGTATGAAGATATAAAGTTATGGTTAGATAAGTATCGTCCTAATAATGTTAGATTTGCTCATGATAAATATAATAATCGTATTTTAATTAAGTTTGATTATACATATGATAATATAAATCCTGTTAGTAAAACTATTATTGAAGAAGCTCATAATGAAGTAATAAGTTTTAATTATAAAGTTGGTAGCTTTATTAGTTTACATGATTATTACTTTAATAATGCTTGGTCAACTAAAACTAAATGTTATTTTCAAACTGAACATAATAATGATAGACTTAATTGTCCTCTTCATGTGTTTACTAATGAATATAATTATGGTAGATTTAATACTCATATGGGAGATGATAGTAATAGTCTTTATATGATTTCAAGACAAGAAGTTGGTGAAGAACCAGAACTTGTTTATAATAGTTATATTGATATTATTATTAATGAATCTTATGAACTTATTAAGTTTCTTGAATTTATTAAATATAAAGTACGCAAAATATATATTCCTTTCTATAGTGATAATACTAATAATCCTGTAGATTTAAGAGAACATCCTTATGCTGGAGATATACTTCGTATATTTAATGAAGATAATGATACTGATGATATTGATATTAATATTGATAAACTTAATAAGTTTAATGCTTATAAAAAACCTTGGTATGAACTAACTCAATATAACTTTAATTATTTTCGTAATACTATTAATAAACATCCTAATTCTCCAAGTGATAAACTTCGTAGAGTTTATGGTAATTATTTTATAGTTCGTTTCATATTTAATAATACAGATAATAAGCGCATTGAATTTGAAAGTCTTGAATGTGCTCAAACTCAATTTAGAAAATTATGATACAGTATAGAGATAGACAAAGACAAAAAGCTTTTATTGGTGCTATTATTGGTGCAGCTGCTAGTATTGCTGGTGGTATAATTAAAGGTAATAAGCAAAAGAAAGCTCAAGAAAAAGCTCAAGCTGAAGCTCAAGCTGCACAAGACCATAAAGATGCTTTACAAAATGCTCAAGCTTTAACTAGTGCTTATGCTAATCAAGATTATGTTGGTCAATATAATGATAAGCTTACTCTTAAATGTGGTGGTAGAGTTCGACGTAAAGCTAATTTTGGTACTGAGTTTGCTCAAGCTCTTCCCGGTTTAGGTAGTCTTGCTAGTTCTATTACAGGAGTTCAAGGACTTGGTGAATTAGGTACTGCAATAAGTCAAGGTATTTCTGCTAATCAACAAATTAATGAAAATAAACGTATTGCTCAAGAAGCTGAACAGCGTAAACAACTTCAAGCTGGTCAACAGCAACTTAATATTACTTCTGATAAAATGATTAATCCAATGACTATGTATCAACGTTCTAGTTTTATTAATAAATATAAATGTGGTGGACGTAGAAAAGCGTGGATTGGTGCTGCTATTGGTGCTGCTGGAAGTTTAATTGGTGGTATGTTTGGAAGTAAAGGACAACAACCAATTCAAGTTAAACAAGCTGACCAAGCTAATTATAGTGCTCCTAAAACTGGTCTTGAACGTCCTGAATGGATTACTAATGGTACTGTTCAACAACCTGTTATGCCTCAATCAGTATATCGAGATAGGCTAAATGTATATCGCTGTGGCGGTCATAGACGCTAGTCTTTTGCTCTCTGTTGAATTATTATATATAGGTATGAACTATTAATCGGCTAATAGGCTATCGTTCAGCAGAGAGCCTTAAAATCAATCAAATTACAATTTCTCATTATATTATATAAAATGCCTAGAAAAGATAAAGTTATTCATATAAGTAATTTACCTAGTACATTTAGAGGTAATGTTACTCGTAATGGAAGATTTATTCAAAATGGTATTCCTCCACTTGGTGGAGCTTATGATAAAGTTGCTAAATCTACTGGTTTAATAAGACTTGGTAATGAATTTCTCTATAATGGTATAAACAATTTAGTATCTAAAGATAATAGAGAAAAATTAATGAATAATACTGCTGGTAGACTTATTAATTATGCTAAAGATTTTAATAAAGAATCTTTTCCTAGTGATGATGAACTTGGACCAACATTTCCATTTAATATTATTCAAACTCCTAGAAGTAATGGAAAAAAGCTTCCTCAAAAACAATATGCTGTTGGTGGTAAAATACCAAATGTAGTTGCTGGTGGTATTGCTCAACCTCTTGGTAATAATTTCTTTTATATGAATGGAAGAAAACATAGTCAAGGTGGTATTGATATTGGTCCTAGTGATAAAACTGGTATTGAAGTAGAAGGTGGTGAAGTAGTTGAAACTAATGGAAATGAACTTAAAGTTTATTCTGCACAACCTATTCTTAATGGTGCTAGTCCTGCTCAATTAGTTATGGGTGGAGCTAATCCTAATAAAGTATTTAAAGCTCAAGAAGATTTTAAAGATAGAAACAGAATTAATGATGATGGTACTAAATATAAAGAAGGTGGCAAAATTTATCAAGCACCTGATGAATATAAAAGACAAATCGCTGAAAGTGGTTCGATAATTATTGGTGGTTATCCTACAATAGCTGGTAATAGAAATTATAAATTTATTAAAGGTTTAACTAAAGCTTCTAGAATAGGTAGAACTGCTACTAATTTTATTAATTTAGGTAGACAAAAGATTTATGATTTAGCTAATAAAATTGATAATACTTGGATTAATCAAGGTATTAAAGAAGTTTATAGAACAATTATCGGTAAACATGGTAGTAATCTTCCTAGAACTATTGATTATATAAATAAAAATAATATAAATGAAAATAAAAAAGCTATGGGTGGATTAAATAGAGATAAAGATTATGGTTCTAAAAAGAAACCTTATCCTAGTGTAGCTAAAAAAGATTTTGCTGGTGGACATAGAAGTTATCCTATTCCTACAAAAGCAGATGCTGTTGACGCTTTAAGACTTGCGGGATTACATGGGCGTAGCGATGTTAAAGCTAAAGTTTATAATAAATATCCTGAACTTAGAAAAAAAGGTAATACAGGATTAATTGTAAGTATTAGTGGTAATGTTAAGAATGGATTAATTCATTCTCCATCCTCTACGGGGGGTCTACGCAATAAATTTGCTGTTGGCGGAAAACGTATTAATCGTCATGGAAGAACTTGGGAATATGATGAACAAAATGGATATTATGTTCCTATAACTAATCGAACTATTAATAGAACTTCTATTTATCCTATTAATAAATCTGCTAGAGGAGAAACTATTGTTGGTAGTGATTATACTTTTAGGAATGGTAGATGGTCTAAAAATAATACTACAAATAATAATACTAATAAATCTAATATTGATAATGGAAATCGTCGTCCTCAATATTATGCAGAACGTAGACTTCCTTTATTTGAGGATGGTACTGGTATTACTAGTGGTTTAGTTAGAGCTGGTTGGAGTCATGGAAATAATAGAGGTATTAGTACAAATAATACTAATATTCCAAGTTTATCTAAAACTAAATCTATTGGGAAGACCCCCCGTGGAGGACGAAGTAAGTCAAGTCAATCAACTCAATCTATTCCTACTAAAACTCCTCCTACTGCTGTTTATAATCGCAATCTACCTAAAGTAGAAGCTAGTATTCCAACTACTTTACCTGTTTCTACTAGTACACCTGCTAAAGGAACTACATCTTCCGATGGTAAAGGTCAAGGCAAATTTAAAAATATTACTGCTGCTGATTGGATTGGACTAGGCAGTAATATAGCTGGTAATTTATCTAGTTATTTTGCTAGTAGAAGAGCTATTAATAAAATGAGAGGTCCAGGTCAACCTACTCTTATTAGTGCTAATAAACTTAAAACTAAATATAATATTAATCCTCAACTTGATAGAATTAGAGAAGATAAATTTGAAGCTTATCGTGATATTGATTCTAATACAGCTAGTAGTCGTGTAAGTTTAGCTCGTAAGCAACGAGTTCGTAATGCTGCTGGTCAAGCTGCTAATGAACTTTATGGTAATAAAGAAAATATAGAAACTAATCTTATTAATCAAGATAGACGTAATCAACAAAGCGCTCGTCAATTTAATGCTCAACAATACAATCAATATATAGATAGAAAAGCAGCATTTGATAATGGTATTAGAGAAGCTAAAGTAACTAATATTAATAATTTATTTAGTGGAATTAATGCTGGTATTCAAGATATGATTAGTAGATATGAAAATCGTAAAGCTTTAAATAATACTATTGGTGCGATGAGAGCATCTGCTCCTAATGTAGATGATAGAATTATGCGGGATGCTGGAGTTGATTATGATGAATTTATTATTCGTAAACGTAGAAAACTTGGAGGAAAACAATCATGTCGATAAACTTTTATACTCCTACTTTTAGACAACAAGTTAATCCTATTGACTTAAATGTCTTAGCTAGAACTTATAATACTCTTGAACAAGGACATCAACAAGCTATTCAAACTAAATCTCAAATTGATGCTCAACTTGCTCAATTAGATTTAAATGAAGCTGAAGATGCTTGGCGTCAAGAACAACTTAATAAAGTTCGAAATGCTCTTACAGAGAATATGCAATATGGAAATGCTTATTCTAGTCTTGATGATATAGTTGGTACTTATGGAGATATAACTTCTAGTCCTGGAATGATTGGTCGTTTACGTGCTCAACAAGATTATAAGGCATATATGAATAATCTTGATAAACGTACTGATTTATCAGAAGATTATAAGAATTATTATCGTACTGTTAATAAATATAATTATCAAGATATAACTGATAAGAATGGTAATGTTATTGGTGGAAGTAAATGGGCTCCTATTGATAAAGAAGTTTCTGAAATTCCTATGAATCAGATACTTAATCAAGCACTTCAATGGGCTGCTAAAGAACAAGGCGGCGGTAGTCAAACAAGATGGCTTGATGCTAATGGAAAAGTTACTGACGATATTACTAAATCTGTTACAGGAGAGATTTATTCTCATACTAAAGGTGATTGGCAAAGGTTAAGTAAAGCTAAACTTGCTGAAGCTGTTAAAGCTGTTATTGAAAATACTCCTGGTGCTAAAGCTAGTCTTGAACAAGATTATAAAATTGCTAAATGGAAATATGACCAAAATGGAAGTAATCCTGATATAACAGATAAAAATGGTATTCTGCTTACTCCTGAACAGTATCTTGCTAAACGTATTGACCCTTTCTATAATGCTGCAACTTTTTATAATCAAAATAGTAATACTACTTATGGTGAAGCATGGAAAGCTCAATTAGCTTTATCTAAACAAGCTGGACTAGGAAGTACAACTCAAAGAAAACAAGCTATTGATAATTTAACCTATAAAGGTACTCCTGTTCGTATTGATAATTTTATGCCTGCTCAAGCTCAAGCTGAAATTACTAGTAATAGACAATCAATAGCTGGATTGCTTAGTAAATATAATCCTGATATTAATATTAATTTAAGCACTGCTAATCCAGATGATATTAGAACTAGTATTATGACTAATATTACTAATCCATCTGATAGAGCATATGCTTTAAGTTATCTTAATGATATTATTGATAATCAAGAATATATTAATAATCTTAAAGTTGGTAAATCTCAAGATAGTATTGATGGATTTGATACATATAATTCTATTATTAGTTTAAGTGATTTACCTAGTAATAAATATTCAGATAGATATAGTAAATATGTTAATCAAATATTTGGAGATAGTTCTGCTATTAGACAATACTTTAATAATGATGATGTATATAATTCATTTATTAATGCTATTGGTGGAGAGAAAAAAGCTGCTAGTCTTGGTATAATATTTGGTTCTGA